AAGAAATTGATACCCTTTATCAAGGTTCTGCAACCGCTGTTTCAAATCCTCATTCTCTTTGCGGACGTTCTCCGCAAACTGAATAGCCGTTTGCTTCTGACGCTCCTCTTCGCGATACTTTGAGGTCAGTTGCTTAATGCGGCTCTGAGCTTTACGAGAGTAGTCATCAAGCTCTTTCTCCTTACCTTCGTCTTCGGCAGAGGACGCTACTTCCACGCCATCATCTGCTGGGTTAGGAGGTGCCGAAACATCTACATCAACTGATGTCTCATCAGAATCACCAACGTCGATCCTAGTTTCTTCCGTTTCTGTAATTTCACTCATCACATCCTCTATGCTTTCTAGACATGTTTAATATCATCTGGTTCAAGAATCGTAGCGATAACCTCATCATCATTAATGATTCGGACTTCTCCACCATCAATCTTGAATCTGGCACCAGCATAACGCCCAATGCACACCCACTGGCCTTCAGAGCACCAAGGCTCCATGTTCTCACCAAATTTGTGTGGATCTTTGTATGCTAGTGGTCCTAACTTAACGACATACGCCACAACTGTGGCCAAAGCCTCTCGGTCTCGAACAACGTCTGGGATGAAAACACCGCCCTCCGTGGTTGCTTTTCCAGCGTAGGGCATTACCAGAATGCGCCATCCTGTCGGTTGAGGTAGTCGTTCCTGTAAGGACTCTTCTAAGAGAGAAGGATCTAGCACCTTCTCGTCAGCAGCAACGTATGCTGATGCTACAGAGCTTTTGGCTTCCGCCACGTGGTCTGGCACGTATAAGGTCTTGGTCATTCTTCTTTCTCCAACCTATCTAGTCGTTCTTTGATTTCAGTTTTGGCATACTGTAGCCCGTCGAGTTCTCCTACAAGCTGGCGATACTTCTCCATGCTATCTGGGGAACCATGCAGTATGTTTTGTTCTGTAAGCTCAATCCTTCCTTCTATGGCCTTCAGAACGGCATACGCAAACGAAAGAGAGTCTTCCATTAGCGCATCTTGGTCTTCTTAGGTTTCTTAGGAGGGCCGTCATTGTCCTTAAGATACTTCTCTAACACATCTTTTACACGTGCATCTAAGTCACGTTTTCTGTCTGGGTAGAGTCTATCTTGCGCTTGTTTCTCGGCGGCCCTGTCCTTGACTTTTTCCCTGACTTTTTGTTTGGACTCTTCTGTCAGAAGAACTTCTCCGGCCTCTGATATCACTGAATCAGACATCAAAACGTTCCTCGTCCACCGTTGCTGTTAAAGTAACGTCCCTTGAACTGAGACTGTGTGCCTTTGGTGAGTTGTTGCGACACGCCGCCCTCTTTACGTCTTTCAGGGGCATCCGGAGGAGGTGCATCGACCTCTTCCATCGTGATCTCAACCGGCTCATCCATCATTTCTACGTTTTTCATAACCATCTCCTAATGTTTCACGTGAAACAATTAACCCATTTTGTTTATGCGGCTCTGATTAACTTCCGCCCGTAACAGGGCAATATCCTCTTGGGAATCAATCTTTTCTCTGTCGATCTCTTGATTTTCAGCGGCTTTCTGCTGATCAAAGTCCAACCTAGCAGCAAACTCGCTTGCCTTCCGTTGAAGATCCATTTCCTTGATATCAAGCTCCTTGTCACGGAGCGCAACCAAAGGATCAACATCCGCACCCGGCGGCGGTCCAAGCATAGGCATAATTTCTTGCGTATATTCAGCAATAAGCTGTGCAACCTCGGCCTCTACGTCCATCGGAGGTGGTTGCATCCCTTGCGCCATAGCTTGTTCCGCCATCATCATAGTCTTCGCTTGAACAACATTCCGGGCTTTGAGAGCGATATGCTCACAGATATGAGCCTGAAGAAGACCAAGAACAGGCGGGGTGCCAGCTGGAACAGGTGTCTTCATGAACGTAATGTGCGACATAATATGCGCGTCATGGTCCTGTGTCGGAAACGCCTGTAGGTTCTCTTGAATCAACGCTCGAGCGTTCTCAATCGCTGGATCAGTAGGCTGTGGAGGTTTAGGCGTAGGCAAGATTGCCTCTATGTTCTGAACCCCCAGTGCCTGATACATTCTCCTGTACGCTTCAAACAGGTTATGCATCTGCGGGTTTGACTGCGCCAGCTGAAGCTGTGTCTGTGCTATCGCGATCCTCTGCGATAGAGAAAAGATATTCGGATCGGATACAGGAATAACATCGACACGGTCATCGAAGTCTTGCTGCTTGATGAAGGACTCTGCACCGTAAACATTATAGGGGTACATGGGTGGCAAAGATTCCTTGAATATCTTCGCCAGCATCCTGAACTCTTGTTTCTGAGCGTAGTGAAGCCGCTTATGAATAGCGGACATCACCCGTGAACCCCTCTCTAGGAGCGCCACCGTCGTTCCTACCGCCGCTTGCTGGTTGCCGTCTCCCACCTGAAGATCAGCAATCGCGGCAAACCTCTGCCCCGCCTCTACTACGAAGCCCAACAGAGAATACAGCGTCTGACTTGGCTCCTTGTAAGGAAGCGGCATCAGACTGTCGCGAAGAGCCCCACCTGGAGCGTCAATGTCACGGAACTCGCCGGGAGACAGGGGCTCATCAGAGTCACGAATGCGAATACCCCTAGCCTTAAATCCAGCGGGTAGATTCGCCAGAGTTCCAGCGTCAATCAACTGCCGCATGATGGAGGTCGCGGAACGACCCAGACCTCCGATCATGTGGAGCAGGCCAAGGCCGTAGAAGCCTAGTCCTGGGAGGAACTTGTAATGCGTGAAGTATTGATTCTTTTTGTAATACTCATCGCCTTCATTCCAATTACGGCGAATCGATAAAACTTTGGAGCTGCCCTCATCTATCGTGACGATGTACGGGAGCTTAATGCCGGTCTCTTCCCCATCCAAGGGACTGACATGCTCAAATCCCTTTAGATCAAGGTCAATATGAAACTCTATGAGGGTGCAGTCTTCCCCATCAACGGTCTTTTCTACACCCACAAGCTCGCGTTCTTTCTCTCGCAAGCTGTCCTCTGCTTCATACGGCGTCAGTTCTACATCGCGGTAAAACCCAGCCGCTTGGTTCTTACGGACATTATTGATGTCCATACGAACAACGTGAGCAATACGGGATGCGGACTCAAGATCCGTAGCGTTGTATGGCACAACAAGATCATCCGCAGGCACGAATCGCGCTACGGCCCTGTCCAGCATGTCATCAAAGTAAATCTTCTTGAACGCGCTCCCAGCCAACGGAAGATAAAAGAGCATACGATCCGTTTCAGGATCATACTCTTGCATAACGTTCAAAATCTCATAGTTCATGAAATCCTTGACGCGCTGTGCTTGGTCTTCGGACTCTGGGGTGACGGCGCCTACAATCTCCGTGCGAACGGGACCAGATGAGGGCAAAAGTTCCTTGTAGGCTTGCGACTGAAACTGTGTCACGGCTTCAGCGATAACAGGGTGCGTTACACCACTAGACCCTCGGAAGGGCTCTTCACGGTCTTCATACTTGATACCTAAGAGGTCAAGGCCGTCAGAGTAGGCGTCTTCCCACTCCTGTCGGCCAGACCTGTCTTCCTCATAGAGATACAGGAGTTCTTGAGCAATGTCGTTGAGGTCACGCTCGTCCAAAAGCTCCGCAAGGTTTGCGTCTTGCTCTGCGAGCATTTGCTCTTGAATGGCATCCTCAAAGTTAATAACGACAGAACCATCCTCTTCCTCAATGATCTCTGTCGGATCTTCGAGTTCCTCAATCTCAATAGTATCTTCTTCCTCAAGAAGATTATCACCTTGAGCGGGCATCGCGCCGTCGATTAAAGAAATAGGGGTTTCAGCCATCTAACATTTCCACCTTCTTCTTGCCTGACGAATACGGCTATTCGGATCATTCCTTGTTTTGGCAGAAGACCGTTTTAGTTGCCCTAATGATCTCGCGCAATAGCTCTTGCGCCTCTTGGCCGCCTTGCTACCCGGCTTGACCTTACCCGTCACCGCTGTCTTTAGTTTCGACCCAGGATTGGCTCTGCGATGTGCGCGGACACCAGCTTTGGTCATCCCTGCGCCTTTTTTGGTAGGGCGATAGTTGGCGCCCTTCCCCTTCGTGGTCTTACGAATCGCTTTCTGGCGCTTCCTAGCCACCTTACTCGTCCTCTGAGTAGAGGTTGTTGAATTT